GACATAATTAGGAGTCTATAATGGCTATTACAACCGCGCTTTGCACTAGCTTTAAAGTTGAGATCTTAAAAGGCGTTCACAATTTTACTGCTGACAATGACCAATTTAAACTAGCTTTGTATACGAGTTCTGCAACATTGAATGCAGCTACTACTGCGTACACATCGTCTAATGAGACCAGTGGTACGAACTACACTGCAAAGGGGGAGTTCCTAACGTCTGTAACTCCTGTTGCTAGTGGTACTACAGCATTGGTTGACTTTGCCGATTTAACTTTTTCCAATGTTACAATTACAGCAAACGGCGCGTTGATCTTTAACGAGGTCGCTAGTGGCGACCCATCCGTATGTGCGTTAGCTTTTGGTGCGGATAAGACCTCTACCGCTGGGGACTTTACTATTCAGTTCCCCGCAGCCGACGCATCTAACGCGATTATTCGCATCGCATAGGGCATAACGTGTGGCAGCTATTAGCGGATGGGGCAGAGGTACTTGGGGCGAAGCTGGATGGGGCGAAACACTCCCAGTC